TATCATTGCAACTACTGTATGGCCTGCCGATACTGTGGCTGGTGTCTCGTACAATACTTGTACATACGTGTTAGTAACTCGAACAGGGCCACCAGAATACAAAACCTGACCATGAACATTTGTAACTCTAGCAGGGCCACCAGAATATAAAACCTGACCATGAACATTTGTTACACGTAAAGTATTGGAAGTATCACTTGCAGGGAGTGGTGCTGTATCACTATTAGTACCAACGCCAAAAAAATCTAAATATGTGTTGCCTGTAAAATCCTGCTTTCCAAAACCTACCCACCCTGCCGTTGTTATTCTTGAGCCTGTTGTGTCAGTAGTGTCTATTATCCAGTTTTCAGGCTCATCAAAGCCATCTTTCCACCATTTGCCTTGTAGTGTTACTGTAGCACCAGTGCCATTGACCCTGAACCTTACCTATACCCATATACCAGTTGGTTCGCTTGCAAAATCATCACCGCCACCAAAAACATAACTACTTGATGGATAAGATCCTGTGGGCGTGGAAGATATAACCGATTCTGTACCCGAATCAAACCTTGATATAGTGAAATCATCATCCTTAACATAAGCGGCATAACAAGTTTCACTTCCACCGCTACCGCTTGCTCTTGCTATTGCCAACGATTGCCCACCAGCATCACTTGCCAAGCGATACCTTGCCAATATCTCGCAATTATCCCTATTAGCATCTGCATCTACACTATCAAAAGACTGAAATATAAATCCACTATCTGAGCTACCAAATTGTAATACTCTGCTGTCCTGCTCTCCTAAGCTTGGATTCTCTACACTTACAAACGATTCAGCATCATATCTATCTGTAAACGTAGTAGAGTTTGAGCCTGTTGTTTGTCCACTAAAAGTTTCAGTATATGTAGCCATTAAGTCACCAACTCATATCCAGCTTCCATTGCATTAACGCTTGTAACAGTCCAGTCTGAACCACCTGCATCATTTTCAAAAATATCATGCCGCATACCATAGCCATCAGGTATATATCTACTCGTACCGCTTGCATCTGTTGAGCTGGTTCTTATCATGCCCCGCATTGTTCTACCGCCACCACTCTCTTTTCTTGCCAAGTATGAAACCTGAACAGCATAAACGTTACCAGAAGATATGCTCATATTACCCATTGTGAATGTGTCTTTTTGCGCTGCTGTGCTTGAGCTATTGTAGGTAGTATCGCCATCACTTGAAGTACCATCATCAACATTTTGATAATTAGACCCCGCTGAAGGTGTCCATTGTGAGTAATTGCCAGCACCATCAGGAACCAATGCCTCTATAGTGCAATCCCCCAGCAGGCTCGTAGCATCAGTGCCGCTATCATCACCTATCACAATATCATCAAAAGCCGTTGTACTGCCGCTTGTTGAATTTCTGAAAAATCTGGCACTATCTATACTCTGGTCGCTTGTACTTTCTCTAGTGTCCTGTGAAGTAAGGTTTATTTCTGTAACACCATCAACTTTAAGAAGCACTGTTCCTGTTGAATCATTAACATTAACCTCAAGCTCTATATAGTGCCACGTTGCGGCACTCAATGACCCACTGCTAGTACCTAATACTGTTGTAGTACCTCGACGATATTGTATAGCCCCGCTTGCAGTAACATATAAGCTGCCCTGCGTTGTTGTGCCACTGAACACCTGCAATAAATAATCTGCTGTCCCAAATAAAGATATGTTAACAGCAAACTGTATAAAAAATGTGTCTGTTGTAGTCTGACTTAAACCCACTATAAAATCAGCAGTTGCTGATATTTCTAGCTGGATAGCTTGCCCGCTTCCACCTCTTCCTGTAACAATATCATATTGTGTATCAGCGCTGCTTGTTTGTGATATCCTGCTATCTTCCAAAAACTCAGTATTAGTTGAATAACCATCAAACCCTTCCATAAATAAAATAGCCATTATGACCTAAACCCCTTTATAAAAATTGCAATATCTTCAAGCGTAGCATCTGCTGTTGCTGGCGCTATTATCGTTAATGTATCGCCCGCTGAAAAAACCTCATCAGCAGCCGCATCAAATGCCCACGTTCCGCTTGCGCTTATATTAAAGGTAACGGTTGCAAACTGAGTACCGTTTCTTTTAATAGAAAAATCAACGCTTCCTGTGCTTGCAACTCTGGCCTCACCTGTAGAATTTGGTGCCCCATCCGCAATAGTAAAACCTCTTACAGCTTCCATTCTAAAAATTTCTTGGGCATTGGTAGGCTTCCCACTATAAAACATACCCAAATCATAAGGGGCATCAATTGTGATTCCTGCTTGGCCCCCACCATCATCTGCCGCTGTTACGCCTATGCCTTTAAAGTCTAATCTTGTAGCAGTAGATAATACAGTAGATCCCTCTTCCTCAATTGCTATGCCACTAATGCCGCCACCAGCAGCACCGCCAGCTATTGCTAAAACGTCTGCACCATCACAATACAAAATATAGTTTTCACTATTGGCAACGGCAACATTAGCCCCACCACCACCTGTTACTTGAACTGTAGCAGTCTGGCCTGAATTGTTAATTACTGCAAATGTCCGCTTAGTAGCAGGTACATCAAAGTCAAAAGCCCCCGCTGGAGTACCACCCAATATATGCGCGAAATTCTCTGTATATTCTGTGGCTGTTACTGTTGTATTACCCGTGATAGTAAAGCTTATAGTATCTTGTGTAGCCTCATCCAGTTTGGTTAAACCATCATTAATAGTGATATGCTTCTGGTTCTGGCTCTCTGTTACTTCCGTTATGTTTAGATTTGGCGTTGCCATTAGTTCACCTCAATGTTAAAGGCACCAGCAAAACCGCGCCCCACTGTTTCCGAAATTTGATAAATATCTACTTGAATAGTGGCCACACTTCCTGCTGTGAATCCATCTGTTGTCTGATCTGCTGCTGTGTACTCGTATGAGTTTGTGGTTATTCCTGTAACCGTTCTGATTATGGCACCACTGAAATAAATGTCCATTTCATAAGCTTCTGTTGTTTCGCTCAACGGCACTGTACCATCACCACCATCACCCAGATCTGTTTCACCGCCTATTCTAGTTCTACGTTGCCAAGCAAAATCAATATTATTTGACATATCATTGGTTGCTGTTAAGTTTACGGGTGAGTAGGGCTTCTGATCCCTTCCAGTATGCGTAAACGGTATCTCCTCAGCCTCATCAAAGAACTGACCTATAGTTACCGCTCTATAGCTTCTCTGCAAATTAAGATCTTCCAAGAACAAGCCAAAACCTGTTATATCATTATTGCCTAGAAATAGAAAATACTCGCCGCCAGTATAATCTACATCCATTGTATTAGTGCCGCGCCTACCTCTTAATAGAGTATCTATTCTATAAAGATCATCACCTAAATCTGTAACGTTCTGGAATTGGATAATGGCAACCTCTCCGTTGTGCTTAATTAACAGGGCTGGATTTCCGCCGTTCAACATTTGAAGCTCTGTAATAGATGAAAGCTCATCACCCCCTGAAACCATCTGTATATCTAAGGTGTTTACATCGTCCGTCCTCCAATGAGAATCTGTATTGCCTAATGTGGTTGCACAAACACCCCAAGCCACACCCGTCCTAGATTCTAGTATATCGTTCCATGTTGACCCATCTGTAGACTTGGAAACTACACACCCACCCCAATCACCTGCACCTGCAGTATTACCCCCAAAATAAGCGCGCAATCCTGTAGCTAATAATGCATGATTATCCCTTAATAGTGGGCTATCAATCAAAAAGGCTTGGGTTGGGTAAAGTGTTGGTATCTGCTCAACGTCCACGCTTCCACCATCCGCTGTTGCTGTCGATGAATATTGGCCGTTATTTTCCTTTACAATTCCGCACTCACCTGAATAATCCCTACCTATATCAAGATTATTAAACCTACCCTGAAAAGAATACCCATTATTAAGGGTGAATGTGCAAACATCTGTTGGATCTAAATATATATACTTAGTGCCCAAATTAAAATCATACTTAGTTCTTTCTAGCCATAATGTATAAAGCTGTGACTCTGCTTTTTTCTTGGCTGTATCTGCGCTTGTTGATATTGGTATATCAAATGTCACTTTATTATCAGATAAAATGGCGCTGTCTGGTGATTGAACCCTCTTTACTGAAACCGTGTTTGGTTGGTAATCGTTTCCTGAGTCAATGTATCTTATATTATAAACGGCAGGCAATTCTGATTCCTGCGTCCTAGTCTCCTTATAATTGCCTTCTGTAGTCTGCCTTATAAAATCATCTTCTGTGATTGTTATAGATGGTGTTGCACCTCTTTTTACATAGGTTATCTTGCCATCTCTTTCAACCAGATCTATAAAGTACAATTCTCCTAAAGGTTTTAACGCTTCTTTGACTGTCATTCTATTACTAATCAAATAACCATCTACAGTATCAGTGAGCGTTGTTGTATCTATATCACCATACCTGTTAAGGTTTACCCTTTCTGCCATATCATTAACAATATCAGCAACCTCTACAGGATCAGACGCACCTGTATTTAATGTCAATTTATATAAAACCGTTCCTGTTTGTGAGTTATAATTGTATATAGAATTATCATCATCACTCCAAACTTGCCCCTTATAACCCAGCGTTACAAACGTATCTACACCATTGTAAATATCGCTTATTTTAAATGTGCTTAGGTTTATCTTTATTATCTTGTTAGCGCCATTATGGTATCCCCAGTAACCATTGGTTATAACTGAATCCCCCTCACCAACAAGATTATCTCTTATAAAAGGAACCGCCAGCGAACCCCTTACAACACCACCTCTTGAAACATCAACAATATAATAAGCTGAATCTATTTCTACCCCAAAGAAAATAGAACTTGCTGAATCATAATAGACTGTATAGATATCATGGCCACCCGTAAAGCTAGAAGCACCGCTTATTATATCAGAAGGTGATAAGGAAGCTATTTCTATGGGATCTTTTAATTTTGGGATATAAACGCCACCAACCACTTCAATAGTAGTCTCCATCCTATATATGGTTAGTGTTGTGCTACTTATGAAGCCACAAAAAGCATCTGCGCCATTATCAGACTTGCACAACCCAAAGTAGTTATTTGTTGCCGATGCTGCACTTAATATGCCCTCAGTCTGAACCATCTCTCTAGTTGTGAATGGGGAAACTGTTAAAGTAGAAAATATTATATTAGAACCATCAACATCCCTATAAAGAGCTAAATCATAGGCACCTCTATCTGTGTAAGCTACCATATCAACGCCGCTAATATATGTGCCGCCAATCGTCACTGAAGCATTTTCATTTAATACCGCACCTGTAAACCCATTTAATAATACTGGCTTGCTTGACCCAGCAGTATCAGCCGCTAATATCCAGCCTGTTCTATCAAATGTTAATATAGGTCTATGCCACTCTAAAACACCAACCCTAGACAATCCACCTAAATCAAAAGCGCTTATTTCTGTGCCATTGTCGTGCCCATAAAGCCTATGTCTCTTTCTGTCATAAGATAGCCATGTTGCTGGCATTATTGGGAATGATGCCGACTGGGTTTTAATTAGGCCGCTAGCCTCCTCCCTAAAGTTTATCTCAGCTGTTATCGTTGGCATTCTATTGCCAAACTGCCCCACCCAAAGATTATCAAAGACTATATAACATAAACCCCTAAAAGCTGGTGCATTATCACCCATAGCTGACTGTATTATTGAATCTGGTAACTGTGATTCACCGCCAGAATAAAACCGGAAATTTAATGTGTTCTTTTTTATTCTCCCACTAGTCTGGTTCACCTTATCAAAAATAATATTTCCATTTGCCCAAATCCTAAGAACATCAGTAGCAACACCCTCCCCAAACGCAACAGCAAAACTTAAATAATAGAAATAGTGAGTTGTTGTTTGTGTTGATTCTCCACCACCCCCTTTCCCGCCGCTGGTTGTGCTGGTCGTTGTAGTTCTTTCCACAAGATTACCAAGCCATATAATATTGCCGCCTAATCTTACAGTGCCATAAGCCTTGGGAATATCTAAACCAAAAGCACTATCAGAATAGCTTAGCTGCTCTACTCTTGGCCCTTCAGACTCTATATTTGCGCCTTCTGGTGTTAAAAATCCCATTATTTCACCTCAAAGCAGTGCATAGCATCTTGCTCAAAATAACTATAAGGCTCTTCTATAACCTTTTTTCTAGGTGCGTATGCATGAATAATATGCTTTACCCTGTTTTTAAATGTAATGATTGCACAATGGCAGGGGTAAACCCCCTGCTTAAATAGCACAACATTACCCGCCTCACTGTTAATTACACTCTTTGCAATAAAACCAGCCGCTTCAAACTCAGCCGCCAACTGTTGCCTGTTTGGTAATCTTGCGTAATTATGCCGATCTTTTGATACATCTATTAAGCCAAGATCACCATAAACCCTAGCAACTAAACCGAGGCAATCAACGCCATTTAAAGATCTTCCTTGATGCTTCCACCTTACGCCTAGATACTTTCTAGCCTCTTCAACTATGATGCTACTATTCGCCATTATAAACCCTTATTATTCTATCTCTGCCTGCTATATAAGGCTCACCCCTAAAATTAAGATAATTACCGCCATCAAAATCAATAGATCCTGACATATCAAACTTAGTTGTACAGGTTGTTAATTTCTTATCACAACCTGCCGTTAGTCTTAAAGCATCACCAACCTGAACATCATAAGGCATGGGCAAAAATAATGTTATCTCATCGCTATCTGTTCTGCTCCATGCTTTTATATCCATGCTCAAACCTGCATTATTACCGCTTTCAAAAGTAAGCAATCCATAATCGAACCAGCCATCAATCGCTCTGGATTCTGTCACGGTAATATTGAATACTTGATTGTCTGTGACTGCATTCACTTCAGCATACCTAGTCCAAGCCTCATAACATTTGAAAGTAGCCGTACCATCTACTGTGCTATTACCCACAACTGTATCATAAGTAGGTTGTGTGCCGCTTGTTGTGCCTGCTGTGGTGCATTCATATATCCTATTCTCGAACATTTCATAACCGCCGCTGGCTCCATTAGTGTCTGTTATGTTTATTATAATGGCATCAAATCCCGCGTTTGGTAATGCTCCTGTATATTTAAGGCCTTCACAATATACCCTCAATGTTCTAGTACCGACTGGCAATAACAAAGAATCTTTAACCCTGAATTGCCACTCATCATTAGGTAGCGGTACTTCATAGTTGGTATCCCACAATGATTTTATAGTTAAACTGCTCGAATCTAATGCTAATATTCTAAACCTTGTTGCATCCCTTTCACCATCAACAGAACAAGCAACCACAAGCGATGCATCCAAAAACAGCTCACCAGCATCACACGCAGCAGAATCAAAGTTTACATCAGCAGTTAAATCTATATCTTGGTATATTATATAATTATCACCTGTATTACCCTCTAGGTAATTTGTTCCTGTATAAGCACTTAACCCGCCATTGCTGGGGATTACTTGTGGTACCCCCTGAACCGTTGTCCAACCAGTAAGTGCTGTAAAATCCCAATTAGTTATTGAAAGAGAGTATTGAAGTTTAGAACCATTGCCTGTTATCACCTTAATATACTCACCCGCTTCATAGGCTCTACTTCTAACCACTAAATCAGGATTAACAGGTATTTTACACCTAAGATCACCAAGATCAGCCCTGCATTCTGCCTGATACTTTTCTAGCACTCTCTGGCTTAGTCTCTGCGTTAAACCTCTTAATTCACAATTAAAAATGCCATTGCTTGTGATTATTATTTCCCCTATCGTGCCTTTTTTAAGAATCATATCTCCCTGTGTAAGATCTTCATAGTTTACCAAAAAGATTAAAACCTCTGAGAAGTCAAAAAGCCCCGCTCTAACATCACTCTCTAAAATTGAAGTGGCAAAGAAGCCAGTAAGGTTTAATTCATCAGTGTCATAATTAAAAGAGCCACTAATAGCTGTTCTATCATACCCTTCGTTGGAAACGTAAATGCTTGATTCATACGTGATATCAACATCATGGTCTGTAAAATAGAATATTTTTCCATCTCGCCTTGTTATTCTCCAACAGGTAGCAAGGGTTGTGCATTCACCCTCTAAATGAGTCTTTAAATTTGCGCTTAATGTTTTCATATTCTCAATTCTACCAATGGTATGCTTGGCACCGTACCCGCGTTAAATATCTCTACTGAAACGTTCAATTGATCTGTATCAAACCTTACTGGCACATCATATTCACCTAGCCACTCAATAATATGAGTATCTGTAGGCGCTACTGAAAATGTGACTATTCCCGTTGCAGTGTCTACGCTCCACCCGCTTAACTGTTCTACGCTGTTAACCCATATCCTAACAGTGCCAGAAACAGGCTTTGTAATATTTCTCGTATGAGTTACTGCACCGCTTGTATAGTCTCTGTTTAATTGAAAGGCTGTTTCAATACCGTCACCAACAGCAAAACCTATTCTGGAAGTTATTTGATAGTCTGACCAATCTTTAAACCTGAACCCTCTAGCTCTGCCTCTTCTTGCATAAAAAAAGGTTATTACCTCGAAAAGATCATCCTCGTTCTGGATCCCATAGCTAATATCATAAGAAGCTCTACTTTGCGACCAATTTTGATTCCTCTGCTCGTGGCCACTAGATAGCTCTAGTATTGAAGTATTGAACATCGGGCCACCCACAGCCCCCTTTTCCACTTCTGTAGGTAGTCTTACCTCATCAAAGCTCACCCTCTCGACCTCCTTACAGCCCGCTCTTGCGCCACTGTTTGCCTTGCTATAATCTGATTCTGGCTCTTAACAAATGAATCCGCATCCTTTGTGGTAATATTCATTATAACACCGCCTCTAGGCGCTATATCTTCGCCTCGATTCATTCTCTCAAGCGTCTGCCTATTTCTTGACGTTGCCGCCGCATTGACCATAAATTCACCATCACTCAAACGTGCTAAAATTGAGTCACTCCTAGCTGTGCCATCACCTGAAACAAAACCGCCATCTCTGAATCCAACAGCCTTAGCTGCTAATACCGCACCTATACCTATTGCAGCTGCAGCACCAAAAGAGCCTATACTTGCCATTACAGCCGCTGGCGTCCATGCAGCCGTAACTGTAGCCGCTTCTGCTGTCGATGCCGCCGCATTTGTTGCGCCTAATGTCCTAGCTAAAACAGCATTTGCTACCATCTGGATGCCAACCTTAATAAGAGAGCTAACCAACTGGCTAACCGCATCTCTGCCTACTGCTTTCAGTGACTCTCCAAGCCCTTCAGATTGCCATATAGCCTGCCCCATAGTATCAGCAAACCCATTAGATATATTAGAGAGCATATCGCCTGTAGTCTTTCCAATCTCTGCTGACAACCCATTATAACCTTGAGACATTTTAGCCAATGAAGATAAAAAGCCTTCAGAGAATCCACCCTCACCCTGATCAAGTTTTAATTGTAGGGCATTAGTTTGAAGATCTTTCATCTTGGCGTTAAATTGATCTAATGGTATTTGCCCATCCATAAATAGCTTATTAAGTGCTTCTATTTGCGCCTTAACGTTTTCCATAGGCGATTGCATACTATTCAGCAAATCTTGCCTAACCGTTAGTGTGGTATTTGTTGCTACCAAGCTATTTAAAAGCTCTCTTTCTGAGTCTGTTAAAGCTCTGCCTATTTGAGCCTGAACCTTGTATTGTTCGCTTAATTGAGCCGATTCTAAACCTGTTAGCATTAATATGTCGGCCTGCTCTTGTAACCCCTTTGTTATTTCTGCAAACTTTTTGCTTGCGCTATCTGCTGAAGTGTTAACAGTGCCAAACGCGCCGCTAAGTAGATCAGTTGCTTTTTTAGCACCCTCAGCTGCGCCTGTACCCGCTTCAAGATTCCCCTTAAATATCTTCCCAATCTTAGCGCCAGCACCAACTGCCAAATCACCCACACCTTCCAAAGCCTTACCCAATGCCTCAAAGTTATCCGTTTCAAACGTTTTCCCAATATCAAGCTTGATTCCTGTGAATTCATCTTGTATATCCTGCACTGTTTGGCCAGTGTTAAATTTAAGCTTATCTAATCCGCTGGTAAAATCCCCAACCATTTTATCGGTAACATCATCTATACCTAAAGCTTTTCTAATCTCTTCCGGTATTAGGTTAAATATCCCACCAACAGCCTTAGCCATTGTTTGCATCTTTGAAATTACATTATTTGCAGCCTGTTGGAATATAAGCTTAAAGGCATCAGGCAATATTCCAAAAAAGCCCTTTATAGCGAC